CTCTTGTTCTGAGCACGTCGCGCCCGAGCGCGCCGCCGACGAGCACGCTGCGCTTCAGTTGCCATAGAATGAGAAAGAAAAGTGGGAAGGCTCTGAGACACTTCAACCACAAAACACAAACACAATCCACAAAAGTCCAAAAGAAGGTAGTTTCAAATGTTTCTACCAATATCAAAGAGTTTTATGCGGCGGACATTCAAGATCACCGCACTCATACACAACGTCGCGCGTGTGAAGTCTTTCCACCGCGTCGTCCGTCATGTACTCGATCATGTCGACGCCCAGACCTTCTGCCCACGCTTGAAAACGGCGGATCAGGCCGCGGATCTCCTTATTGTAGAAGTGCTCAATTAACACAGACTGTGACATCAAGCACAACTCGTACAGAGTATCGCACCTATTGATCGCCATCGTAGCAAGCGCACGCTTGGGGTTCGGGACGCCGACCCAACCGAGCCTCGTCGACAGGAACCGATGCTGACAGAAAGACACCCTGTGAATGTCCGTCAACTCCCCTCCGTCGTACTCAAGTCCTAGCTCCGACGCGAAGCGCTTGATGTCGGTGGGCGTGAAATCCAGGTTAGTACCATAGATGTAATCATCACCCTCCACCATCGAAGACACCGCATCGTGCGAAGCATCCGGAAATTTCCGATAAAGAGAATAACGCAGAACAAACATTGACAGAATGCTGTTGTCAACCTTGGTGTTGTAACCACCACTGGGATTCGTGCCGCGGAGCTGAAACAGGAATCCTTGGGGAGCATGTACTTTCGGGTTCAGCAAAACGCGTACTACCGTTCCGTACAGCTCACCATGTTCAACCAGTTCGCCGCGCAATCCATACACCAGTTGGCGCAACAGAAACACTTGCTTAGAATCAAATTTATGGGCATCTCCTTCACCGAGCCGAGCAAACCGAAGGTGCCTTACTAGACGGTCCGTCCCTCCACGCAGGAAGGTGCCACCCATGCAGCCCTCGAAGAAGGTGCTCGAAAACTGGTCATTCCAGCGTCCAAACACCATCACCGTAGCCACGAGCAGCGCCAACTCACACGGAAAGAACAAACGTGCGTCTTTCGGAACACCATCGACCTCATCACGAAGCTCGTCCTTCAGGCTCAAGGTAAACATACCACGACTCTCGAGCTCATCCAAGTTGTCCAGCCGGGCACGAAGCGCAACGAGCGCCTCAGGGTTCGTCAACACCTCGCCCTTCGTCTGTCCATACTTGTTCCACTCGAAACCCGCACTGCTTCCCCGAGTGTTCCTCAGGATCCGCTCGACTGCTTCCTCGAACGTGAAACCAGTACTATAGCCGACGTTCTCTCGCAAACTGCGTCGTACATGATAGTACGCCTTGTTCCAGGCCACCGGATCAATGTCCAGCGGCCGGC